TTTTAATTAATTAAAAAATTTAATCATTCAATTTTTTTATCTTCTTCTTCGTGTGCCTGCTCTGCTTGTCCCTGCTCTGCTTGTCCCTGCTTTGCTTGTGCGTGTCCCTGCTTTGCTTTTGCGTGTCCCTGCTCTGCTTGTGCGTGTGCCTGCTTTGCTTGTGCCCCCTTTCTTCGTTTTGTTTTTTTTGCTCTTTTTATTACCAGTCTTATTTTTTTTCTCTGTTGGGTTATACTTAAAGAAATATTTTAAGAAATCAGGGTGTTTCTCTTTTTCCGTGCTTGAAAGTTCATTTAACTCTTTAAACTTCTCAGATTTATGTGCTCTTACATCATCTATTGTTTCTTGTCTTCCGAAACATATTATACTAAAACGATTCAATAAACCACGTTGACTAAGTCTGTTTTTCTGTTGAACTTTAAATAACGCTGTGCTCATACACATTATTCTATCTTTATCGTAATATGGTTTGTCCCCATAATAAAATGCTAAGTAAAAACTTAACATAGTATCTATAGTCGCTACTCGTGTTTTCTTATTATTAATTGTAATTACGTTATAACTATGACAGGCTAATGGCTTATATACAAATGCTACCGTTTCCTTGCCAACCGCAACTTCATAATGAGAAGCAATTATCTCACCTATTCCAGAATGTTTTTTTACTTTAATATTCTTAAAACCTGCATCTGTTAATCGCTCTTTTAATATTGTACATGATTTTTCAGGATTATTCGATAATAAATCAAAATCAGGTATATCTCTTACTTTTTTTCTTAAATGTTTAGGCATATATGAACTATATAACATATTAGCATACCCTCCTAGAAATACAAGACCTAAATTAGTAAAAGTATCTCTGGTAATATTAAATATTCTTGAATATTCATCTTCTGTAAATTGCAATACTTTTCTCTGCACATCTTGATTATTGCAATCTTCTGCTCTTAATGGATAATTCTTATTTAATAAAATAAGACGTTTTAATACTTTTTCCCATCTGCTAACATCTCCCGCGGGTCTTGATAACTCTAAGTACATACCCATTCTTAAAAAATTAGGTGGAGCATAAGATATATTGTCTATTTTAATAGCATCGCGCAAAATTGCTTTAAATAATCGGCTATCCATTTGCGATATATCTGCTACAGGTATAAAATTCACATAAACCTTATATGTTCCTGCGTGAAAACTAGAAACTTTAGCTTCAACCTCAGAATAACCGGCTTTAACATAAATATCTGATAATTTCTTAGCATCTTCTAAAGCATTTCCTGAATAAAAATCGTAATCAGGCATCTCTAAAGTTCTATCATAAAACTGATCTTCTAAAGGAAGAATGTTGTTTATTGCTGTACCGCCATAACAAACAAGTTTATTATCCTTTAAAAATTTCTCTACTATTTTAATCATGTTTTCCATCTCAGGCGTTATATTTCGCTCTGCCATCTTCTTTTCAGCTTCATCTACTGAACCTCTTAATATATCTAATTCACATTCACCGAATTCTTTATTGCATCTATAATTATCTTTACCTTTTCCCATAATATATAATATTAGTGATACTATTATTATATATATAGATTATTTTTATACGCAACTTTTAATTGAAAATCTTTATTCACTTAAATTTTTATGCATTCACCATTGTTCCATCTTAATTTATCAGTGCAACTATTACAATCATCTTCAGATATATTATTGGTTGTTGCTCCTGAGGGGACATCATCCCAATTAAAATATGATTCACCATTAGCGTTTGTAGTGAAGTTCACAAATAAATTTGTTACTGCTTTGCATTGCTGTTCTGGTAATGGAGAATGTTTTGGGTCTTGAGCCTTATTTATAACCAACGGCAAATCAACCGCGCCTTCTTTTAAAGAAAATAATTGAGTAATATCATTTATAAATAAAATTATCACTAAAATAAATAAGATAATTACTATAATATTATTCATTGATTATTATATTATAGTGATATTTTTTTGTAAATATTAGTAACCTTTTATTATGTTTGTTTAACAAATGCCGACTTATGTGTCACGGACGGGTTATCCTTATTAAAATACTTAATATATGCTTTTAATTCATCTGACTCTGATTGAAAACAATTAGCAAATATTTGAATTCCTAAATCTACAGTAGCATTATTAGTTCCATTAACTTTATTATAATCCATTGGTTGACACATATTAGATAAGTCAGGTAAACATATTATCATGTTATTTTGCCAATCGGTGTCCGCTTGGGTCTTACCAATAATTTCTGTATATCTATAAACTTTTAAATTAGGACGGTCAATACTTTTAGATGACATATTTATGCTATTTCTTAGTTTATTTGTCTGTAATAATATATCATCTGTTAAATCTGTGAATAAAATAACTTTTCCTTTAATTCTATCCATTCCAATGGTTCCAAAATTATTATATCCAGTATCCGGTTCAGGAATAACAGTACTTCTATAATTATATATAGAATCGCAGGAATTTAATAATTTATTATTAAAACTATTCTTTAAACTTTTTGCTACATTATCTAAAACATCTTTATTATTGGTTTTAAATCTAAGATTAATAATCAATGGTTGCTCGTTTGTTCCAGCACAATAGTTTTCAGTAAATGCTCTATTTTTTATAGTATCAAATACATTACCGATTGGTATATAATTATAACACTCCTTCATATAATAATCATTTACTTTAGTTGAAACTCCAACTACAGGTTTACCTTTGTAAGAATATACTTCAAAATCTAAAAATCTACATCCTTGCGCTATAACTTCTCTTAAAGCACATTGACTTACCCAACCGTTTTTATATAAATTAGCACAACAAGAATTGTAACTGGATTTTATATTATAATTTCTTAACATAACCGGTTGATTATTCCAGTAACTGTTTCCTATTGCGGCTGCCTCACCGGATGTATATTTTTTATTTGGTTCAAACCCACTACCTAAGTCACCTGGTTCATAATCGTCACTTGTTAAGGTTTTCTTCATTTTATTACAACTTTCATCGTTTAGTGCTATTTTATTTAAGATATATGATGTTAATAAAACAACAATTATTGCTATTATTAAATAAATTAAATTTCTAGCAAGAGATTGTTTAGATGATAATCTATCAAATATTTTTTTCTGTAATTCTTTCATATCATTTAACATTTTAGTATTTCCATTATCCATATTGTTATTAATATATATAAATTAATATATTTTATTATCTAAATTAAATAAGCGTTAAATATCTTAAGTATCTTAAATATCTTAAATATCTTAAATATCTTAAATATCTTAAAAATTTTTAGATTTAAAAATATTTAACATATTATATATTATATAATGGGAGGTGGTTTATTAAATTTAGTATCAGTTGGAAATCAAAATGTTATATTAAATGGTAATCCCCAAAAAACATTCTTTAAAAGTACATATAAAAAATATTCTAATTTTGGTATGCAAAAATTCAGAATAGATTATAATGGAATTAGAGAATTACGACTTAGTGAAGATTCGGTATTTAACTTTAAAATACCTAGATATGCTGAATTGCTTATGGATACTTATTTAGTTATGAATTTACCGGATATATGGAGTCCAATACACCCACCTAGAGAAGCAGGAGAAACATATACTTCAGAAAATTGGATTCCCTATCAATTTAAGTGGATAAAAAATATTGGAAGCATGTTGATTAAAGAAATTACTTTAACAGCAGGCGGAACCACTCTTCAAAGATTTACCGGTGAATATTTATTAGCTCAAGCAAATCGTGATTTAAATGGTTCTAAAAAACAATTGTATGATGCAATGACTGGACATACAGAAAGATTACATTCGCCTGATAGTTATGATAATAGAGAAGGTGTATATCCTAATGCAGTATATTCTAGCACTACTGCAGGAGCAGAACCTTCTATTAGAGGTCAGCAATTATTTATCCCGCTTAATTTCTGGTTTACTATGAACTCTAAACAAGCATTTCCTCTTGTAAGTATGCAATATAACGAGTTATATATAAACGTTACACTAAGACCTGTTTCCGATTTATTTACTATACGTGATGTTACCGTACCAGAATATAATTATCCAAGAATATCCCCTAATTTCAATGTATCAGAACACCAATTTCATAGGTTTATACAAACACCACCAGAAACAACCATAGATGACGATACTAAAATAGCAACAGTAGAATATGGAGATTTAAATACTAGATGGAATGCGGATATTCATCTTATCGCTAACTATTGCTTCTTAACAGACGATGAATCGCGTATATTTGCTGGTGCTGAACAAAAATACTTGATTAAAGAAATACACGAACACAATTTTACTGAAGTTACTGGAAGTAAAAAAGTACAATTAGATTCATTTGGTTTAGTATCAAGTTATATGTTTCTTTTTCAAAGAAACGATGTTAATCTGAGAAATGAGTGGAGCAATTATACAAATTGGGCGTATGATTCACAACCATATAAATTATATTTTACAAGTGATATATCTGCTGAATTATATCATACAGGTGATTATAAATCTGAGAACCATAAACCTATATTAACCAGTATGAGTATCGTATTAGACGGTGACTTTAGAGAGAACACTATGACTGCAGGTGTATACGAATATATAGAAAAATATGTCAGAACACCTAGTTCTGGTTTAGACCCATATGGATTATATGCTTATAACTTTTGCATAAATACTGATCCTTTTGATACACAACCAAATGGTGCTATAAATATGAGCAAGTTTAGTAAGGTAGAATTACAATTTACTACTTATGTTCCTACTTTAGACCCGTCCGCATCTTATCAAATTATTTGTGACCCTGTATCCGGTGCGCAAATCGGTGTTATTAAACCGTCATTTGTTATTTATAATTATAACTACGATTTACGTGTTTTAGAAGAGCGGTATAATGTTGTAACCTTTATTGGTGGAAATGTTGGTTTAATGAACGCACGCTAATCTCTATAATTTTAATACATACATTAAAACAAATAATTAAAACAAATAATTAAAATATTAATCTTTTAATTATTTCTAATATTTAACCTATAAACTCATAACCAAATGTATCTGAAATATCATCATCCCCAATAACGTTTCCGCAAATTTTATCCCACTCCTGAGCTTGTTCTTTACATTTTTCATCGCTTAAACTTCCTCCAGGCGCATAAACCGATTTTTCAATCCTATCTTTACAACTCTGATCATTACTACTCATAATTGACGTTACAGCTTTTAATTGGGCATTATCACTTATCTTAATATAGCACCCCTTTTTTGGAACGCAAATATTTCCCTCCTTTCTTTCTTTTGACCTACAACCTACTTTCATTATATATGCTAATTTATACCACGGAGGCATTATTTCAAAAGATTGATTTCCACCAGCATTATTCATACTATGATTATGATTTCCGCCATCAGATGTTGTATATTTTCCCCCACTATTCTTGAGAGGATTCTTGAGAGATTTATCGCCGCCTCTCTTCGAACTACCCGCATCCGCTACTAAACCGTGTTCTTGGTCGAGCGCGCGGGGGGGTCCCCCAGTACCAGTAAGGTTTCTATCATCCAGAGGCGCACTATCCATCCAATGCTCATGTGATGGATTTCTATAATTAACAGTATGTTTATGACGTGGCATTTCACTTGTTGTCAATTTTTTCGTCTTATTTCCACCTTTTACGCCGTTCGTATTTCCTCCAGCACCTAATACAAATTTGTCTCTTAAGTCGGGTGTCTTAAGACCGGTTCCTTTATCTCCGCTGCCATCATTTTTATACGAGGTTCCATCACATAATGCCCAACCTTCCGGTATGTCACTTATACTACCACTCCATATAACAATTGTTCCCATTGCTACATTAATAGATACACCATCTATGCCATCTGTGCCATCTCGGCCATCTGTACTGATACCATGAAGTCCTCCTCCAGCAGGCGCTGCATTTTGTCCATCATTACCATCTTCACCATGAAGCCCTCCTTCAGCTGGAGCAGCACTTTGTCCAGCAGCACCAGTAGCACCATCAACGCCATCAGCGCCATCAGCACCATCAGCACCATCAGTACCGTGATATCCACTTAATGGAGGAGGAGCAGGCGGTTCAGCATATCCGCTTTCTCTTAAATTATTAAGTTTACTTGCTATACTGGAATTAAGTGCATTAACTATAGCGTCAAATCTCTTTTTAGCATTTCTTTTTGCTATTTCTATTTGATTTTCCATTGCTTTTTCCGAAGCATGTTCAACCTCGCCTTTTATATTATTCATTAATTGTGACTGATTGGTATATATTATATTATCTGGTGGAGCTATTTTGTTATCTGAAGCATACTGTATATAATTTCCAGGTTCAGGTTCTCTTGCTTGTTCGCCAGTAAACCCTTCTCTATTACTATTTACTACTCTTAGATTATCACTAAAATGACTACTATGAAATTTTCTAACATTATTTTCAGAACTGTCACCGCCATTAACATCATTACTTGGTTTTGTAGGGCAATTACATCCTCCTAATCGTGCTTCATATGAACCTACATTATGACCTAAAGGACCTGTTTCAGCAAATAAACCTGTTGTAGTTGCTCTTACTAATGAATCACCTGACCAAATATCCGGTGCATTTCCATCTCCTACGACATACATATTATCATAATTATTATTATTTATTATTGGATATGGATTGCTAGGAACATTATTTATGTCAACATTAAATACTTTTCTAGTATTATCTAAAGTAACATCTTCTATATTTATTAATTTATCATCAGATAATACACTGTAATACTGGGTTGTCATATTTTCCTTTCCCTTTTTATTTGCGGGAAAAATAAACCTTAATATTATTATTCCAATTAATAAAGCAATACTTATATATAATATTGTATCTATCTTATTGAACATTTAATTAATTAATATAATATGATATTATTTTTATTAATGATATGATATTATTTTTATTAATAGATGTTGGATTATATATTAGAACCTGGCGGACATGTTGGACATTCAGATGCTTCAATTCCATCTGCATCTAATGATTCGCCTATGCTAGTTGATATCGCCTTAGCTTTAGCTAATATCATTTTTTCTGAATCTATAACTGCTTGATTTAATGCTTCTTCACTTGCCCTACTTAATTTATGAGATATTGCTTCTTGTATTTCTTGTTCTGTAGGCATTAAACTATCTAATATAGTATCTGTATTTGCAATTGGATTATCATTTATAAATTCACTCGGACTTACACTGCCATTTATATTAACATATCCTTCAACTAATTTAGGGCGATTTTTCTGATTTTTTGGTTTTTTATATTTTTTATCATCTAATAAACAATTACAATTTCCTAAATTATTCATTGTATTCGCATCTTCATTATTATATCCAAGTGGTCCATATTCATATTCTTTACCTGGTTGTGCCAAACCTATGTCTGTATATAAACCAGTAGTTCTTTTCCTTAAATTAGAATAATTTACCGGTTCTTGACTTGTATATATACTCTCCCATTTTCCATTACGTGTTTGACTTTCACCTGATTTTATAGGAACACCTAACATTGGATCTCCACTGTCATTTGGTCTAAATGCAGGTGTAACATACATTTTTTTTTTCAGTTTATCATATGTCTTTTTTTTGAATTCATATTCGCTATCTTTTTCTTGAGGTGCATTATGTATAGCAATCAAATGTGGGTCACCTAACATTTTAGTGTCTTCCTTTTCACCGAAATTAATAAAACTTTCTTTAGACCTCTTAGATTTTCTAAAATCATCTAAATTTATTCTACCCTTTTTGATAACTCCAACTAAACCTATTAAAAATACTACTACTACTACTGATAAAGAAAAAATTACTAATATTTTTATTATATTTGTTATATTCATTTTATTTGTTATATTCATTATATCTGTTATCTTCATTATTTAGTTAATATATAATTAATAGACATATTAATTTATTTGTGTTAATTAATTTATGTTAGTTTATTATATACTAATTATATATTATGAATTTAGATGAAATTAATCCAGTAGATAAAATAAAAAAAGGTTTTAATACATTTAAAAATGGTTTCAAAGGAAAATCTAAAGAAGGTTTTTCAAATGATGAATTAAGCACAGAGGAAAATGCTTATTTATCAAATATAGACAAACACCCTAAGTTCGCAGTAAATACCCAACTTACTGATACTGTAACAGTTGGTTATGCTGATCTTAATGGAGGAGCAAAAGTAAAAATTACGTTTTCTGATATTAACAAAACCAGCACCGACAGGAATGACGAAAAAATGCGAACAGTATCAGGTTTAACGATAACTAATCCTGGAACAGGTTCTAATTACAAAGCAGGCGATACAATTGTTATTACAACAGATAAAATAATGATTGATGATGGAAGTGCTATTGGTGTGAAGGTTGCTACAGATGACACCGATGGAAATGTGGAGAAAGCTTTAAGATTTACTATAACAGATACATCTGAAAATGATTGGGGAAAATTTATCGGTGAATTAATAGGACTATTTATTTTATTAATATTATTCTCAATTATTGGTGCTAATATTGTTCATTTAAGTAATTTACCTATGGGTGCATTAGATACTCTTTTACCAAGTGATTGGAATTCTGCACCATATAGAGGGGAATATTTAAAAGGTACTAGTTTATTTAAAAAATTGAATGATAGCGAAACAAGAGAAGATTTATTAGAATTTTTATTTCCCATGAAATCTGTTGCTTTCCCATATACTTATGATAGTATGTATAGAAATGATGAATTAGATGATTTAGGATTAGTATTTTATGTTATATGGCCTTTAAAATGGTTAGCAAGAACTACTGCTTGGGCGTGGTCTACAGGTAGATTATTAATTAAATATTTTATAGCAGTTCTCAAATGGATAATGACATATATAAAGAGCGATAGTGTTACATTTTTCCTTGGACCTTTTATTTTAATGTTTGCTCTTTCAACACAATTAACAACTATGATTGGATTAATTCTTATGTATATTGGTGGTTTTATGACCGATGTAAAAGATGGTTGGGTATTAGCTATATTTGCGTTAGTAATATTTATAATTGCATTTAGTGCAGCTCTTTACTATTTGTGTTGGTGTATCAAAGAATCACCGCCATATATATTCAGTTGTCTTTCTTCTTGTTGTTCTTTAATTTGGAATTGCCAGACCAACACTGGAGACGCATTTGGCGCCGCCCACGACAGAATCTCTGGCGGCAATAGCCTTGCGGTAAGAAAGGCTAACCGCGCCGCCGAAAGAGCCAGGGCAAAAGCAAAGGCAAACGCAGTACATCTCGAGGCGCTCAGGGGTGAGGCGAAAGAAACCCTTAAGGAATTCGGTCACAGGAATTCGATCGCGAAGGAGGAAGCAATGATCGCCAAGATGTCGGCGACTGTACCTGGTAAACCTGCATCACCTGGACCCGCAGCCGCAGATATGGCTGCTCAACTCGCGACCGCCAATAAAAAGGAAAAAACTGAAGGAGGGGATACCGTCGAAAATTTAACTCTTGCTCCTGCTCGATTACTACAATCAACGACAGCCGTTGTTAAAACAATACTTGACGATTTTCTTACTGCGGGTATGGGAGGTTGGATTAGTGATACAGTTTATACAATAATTAAGGTCCTATTAGGTATAATTATATTAGTTGTAGCAGTATTTTCTATTGGTTTTAGTAGTATGTATAATACGGCAAATGGAGTGTTTATGACTATACAACTGACAATATTTAGTTTAATTAATTTATTATTTAAAAATAACGGTATAGCATTAATGAAAACGGAGATTTCAAAACAAATTAAGGGTCTAACTGTAATATTTATTTTATTCTCACTCGCTATGGCAAGAGCAAATTTAACAACAAATATTAGCAATTCTTATATATTTGCAGGTATATTTGTAATTATATCTATTATATTTTCTATGTTCAAAAAGGATAAAGAATAATTCAAAATACTATAACAATACTATACTATAAAAAATACTATAAAAAATACTATAAAAAATATTATAAAAATAATTAATATCTACTAATAATTAACATAAATAGATATTAATAGTATAATCATAAATATTTATTAAATTACTTATGGGTAAAAAATCTAACAAAGGCAAAGGCACAAGTACAGGCACAAGTACAGGCACAAGTACAAAGGAAAAATTACAGCAAAAGGTTCAGGAAAGAAAAGCAAATCAAGACTTATTTGTAAGTGTATGTACTCCAACATTTAATAGAAGGCCATTTATTAAAACAATGTTCAAATGCTTTCTCCACCAAGATTACCCAATGGATTTAATTGAGTGGATTATAATTGATGATGGTACAGACCCAATTGAGGACTTAATAAAAGAGGCGAATATACCACAAATCAAATATTTCAAATATGATACTAAAATGCCGCTAGGTAAAAAGCGCAATATTATGCACGAAAAATCTAAAGGTGATATTATTGTTTATATGGATGATGATGATTATTATCCACCTGAACGTATATCACACGCAGTTCATATGTTGAAAACTCATCCTCAAGCTATGTGTGCCGGTTCTAGCGAGATATATATTTGGTTTAAACATATCCAACAAATGAAGCAATTTGGTCCATATGGTCCTAACCATTCTACTGCTGGAACATTTGCCTTTAAACGCGAACTCTTAAAAGACCATGAATATGAAAACGACGCAGCTTTAGCAGAAGAAAAAGCATTTCTTAAAAACTATACCGTACCTTTTGTGCAATTAGACCCAATGAAGGTTATACTTGTTTTCTCTCATACCCATAACACATTTGATAAAAAGAAATTACTTGAAAATCCCAACCCAAATTTCGTTAGAGATACGCATAAAACTGTTGATGATTTTGTTAAAGAAGCAGATTTAAAACAATTTTATATGGAGGAAATAGAAGGATTATTAGAAAATTATGATCCAGGTAAACCTTCTATGAAACCCGATGTATTACAACAAATAATTAAGATAGAAGAAACAAGAAGAAAACACGCAGAAAGTATGGTACAAAATCCAATTATGTTACAGAAACCAGGTGAGCAACCTAAGGCTATGAAGAATAAAGAGGTTGTAGATATTATGAACCAATTACGACAAAAAGGTGAAGAATTAGCAAATATTTTACAGCAACGTGATAGCGAAATAAGTATGTTGAAGAATCTAATAGGAAATAAAGATAATGAAATAGAAAAATTAAGAAACACAAGCGCAGCAGGCACAAGCGCAGCAGGCACAAGCGCAGCAGGCACAAGCGCAGCAGGCACA